GGCGTTGTATACACCTCCTGGGATTTCGTTCTCTGATGGTGCAAGTTATGGAACAATGAACCTAGGTGTGTTAGGTAATGCTATTGTTGGTCAGGATGCTGATGCATTAAGATCTAAATTTGAAAACATTAGCGCGGGTGATGTGGCGAAAGGAGTTGGTGCCGCGGTTGATAAATCTCTGGATGTTGCTCGCAACAACGCGGCCGTTGTTGCAATGAGTGCTGCCGCTGCTACAACTATTGGTACAAAGTTAGGAGCATTAGGCGCGGTTGCTGCTGGTGCTTCAGCTAAGGAACTGATTTCTTATAATGAAAAAACCATTCTTAATCCATTCCAAGTTACAAACTTCACAGGTAACCAAATTCGCTCTTACACATTTGCGTTTAAGCTAAAGCCTGAATCTAAGAAAGAAGCTGACGACATTAACGAAATGTTACACGCGATGAGAGCTCGCATTTACGCACAAACTCGTGACGGTGAAAATATGTTGCGATACCCAACAACCTTTGACATTATGTTCTTGTTACCTGAAGATGACGATAATAAGAACAGTAAAGAAAACCCTTACATCCCTAAGATAATGCCAGTATATTGTACAAATATGCAAGTAACGTATAACTCAGAATCAAGTACATTTTATTCTGATGGTGCACCTTCTGAAGTTGATGTAACATTATCGTTCCAAGAGACTCGTGCTCTTACCGCACACGATATCGAAAACTTGCATTATCGATAAGGAGCAAATATGTTTTTCCGAAATTTTCCATTTACGACTTACCAATTTGATGAAAACGGTGTTAACACAAAGATCGCCGATATCTTTAGGTATGTTCATACGACTGATCAAATCATCGATGATGCAAATAGCTACAAGTTTTATCAGATCCACGATGGTGAACGTCCAGACGTAGTTTCATATAAGCTATATGGAACTCCTGATTATTACTGGACTTTTTTTATTGTAAATGACTCTTTGCATAAAGGTATTCGTGGTTGGCCGCTATCTAATCATGAATTTAATACTTACATGGAAAATCAATACAACGGCGTTGTGATTAATGGTCGACCTCAGATCGTATATGATAGCGATGGTAACATTACTGACTTCCGTGATTCTATTGCCGATCGCTTTAAAATCGGAGAAACTGTTATTGGTTCGGTGTCAGGAGCAAAAGGCACTTTGATTGAAAAAGACCTTAAAAACAATCAGCTTGTAATCGAAAATGTAACAGGAACATTTAGAACATCAGAATTCATTAAAGGCGAAACAACTGAAGATTTCATTACATCTTACCAAGTGTTTTCTAGAGATTTGGCTCCTAAGTATTACAAAGATCTTGAAGGTCGTGAAACGGTAAGCGCGTTATTTGTTGCCGGTGGGACTCCTCATGCTGAATGCACCATTTATTCTAACCGTGAATATGAAGAAGATCTAAATGATGAGAATTCATCAATACGAGTAATTCGCCCTGAGTTTATTGAGCAGTTTGCTCTTCGTTATAAAAGGCTGATTAATCAATGAGTTTGTCTAATTCTAATTCGCTGTTAAAGCCAGGTGATTATCGCTTTGATAGCATTAAAATAATCAAACCTAATGGTATGTCGTGGGATGTTACTACGGCCGTCACTGAGGTAATCATACACGAAAGTATTCTTTCTTTTTCTTTAAATTACGAATTCACATTTAAAGATACGGCTGACTTATTTAATTTTATTGGCATTGCAGGCGATGAAAAGATTGAGTTTGTCTTGGTTAAAAAGGAAATGGAAGGTATTAAAGAATACGTTCGTGAATGCTATATTAAAGACTTTCCAATGTATGGGCGAGTATCTGAAAATACACAAGTTTATAAAATTAGAGCAGTGTCTAAGCACGCATATATTGCAAACGTAAAAAGATTAAAACATACGTTTAATGGCTCAGCCGGTAAATTGGCCAAGCAGATTATTGAAGGCGAACTTAAAACACCCATTTCTCATTACGATGCTGAGTCAACTGGAAACATTCGTGGAATATATCCAAACATCACAGCAATGGAAGCAATTAAGATGTTGCTTCAACGCTCATTTGATAAGCAGAATTTACCTTTCTTTATTTATGAAAAGTTAGCTGATGGTGTTCATGTTGAAACGTATGCAGGTATGAAAAATCATGTATTACCTGGGACTTATAAGCAAGGCAATATATCAGAAGAAGAAGCTATTGAAGAAAGTAGCGGAACGCCTGAAAGCGGAGATCCTAATTATCGAAAATCTTTTGTAAAAGAAAAGTATCGCATAATTGAGATGAGTTCACAACTAGGTTTATCAAAGTTAAGAAGTGCAAAGAACGGTGCATATGCATCTAATACTCTTGAGGTTGATACTGCAACAAAATCGTTTACCGAATACAACTTTGAGGATAGCGGTAAAGCCAATATTGAATCAAATTCATTATACGATGAAAATTTTATGATTGGCGATAAGGCTATTAAAGATTATAAAGATGCCAAATCGTATTACGTTAAAAAGAACAGCATGTTATATGATGGTGAATTCACGGCTAACGATCGCCTTGCTCCTGCTATAGGATCAATGAACTCTGTCATGGAAACTTTAGAAAGTATTGTTCATATCGTTACAATTCCAGGTGATGTTAATGTCAGCGCAGGAGATATGGTTAATATATCAGTACCTCGTGCCATGAACCCTTCGTATGAAGATAAAGGTCAGATCGATGTAGATTCAATTGAAGATCCTTATATGTCAGGACGTTATTTGATTACAGGTGTGCAGCATTCGTTTACTTCAGACGGTCATAAATCAATGATGAAGATTAAACGTAACTCGTTACCTATTTCAGCAAAGGATATTAATCGTGGCTAATTTTACATGGTTTACAGGAGTCGTTGAAGATATAAACGATCCTAAGTTTATGAACCGAGTACGTGTTCGTTGTTTTGATTATCATACTCACGATAAATCAATTGTAAAAACTGAGGATCTCCCTTGGGCTACAGTTATGATGCCAACGTCATCGGCATCAACATCAGGTTTAGGCGTCACTCCGCACGGTTTGGTTCAAGGCAGCTGGGTCGTTGGATTCTTCCGAGATGGATCTGCGGCTCAAGATGCAATTGTGATGGGATCTATTGCGTCGATGTCAACAGCAGGTCCTGATGGGGCTGTAGGTTTTAACGACCCAGATGAAGTATATCCTACCGAACAATATATTGACAACCCAGATGTTAATGAGCATGCCCGTCTTGAAACAACAGAACTGGTTGACCAAAAGAAACAATCTATTGACACTGATGTTCCTACTGCGACAGGCGGATCATGGTCTGAACCTGAGACGCCGTTTGCGCCAATTTACCCAAACAATAAGGTACATCAGACAACTTCAGGTCATGTTTTCGAAGTTGACGATACTCCTGAGGCTGAACGAATTCACGAATACCATAGGACAGGTACATTTCGTGAAGTTCATCCAGATGGAACTATTGTAACCCGTATTGTTGGCGACGACTATACTATTGTTCAGCAAGACAATAACGTTCATGTACTAGGAAATGTAAATCTAACAATTGACTCTAATTGCACTACTTACGTCAAAGGCGATTGGGACATAAAAGTTGATGGCGATTTAGACATTGACGTTAAAGGCAACATAACACAAGATGCAGCTTTAATTTATCTCAACCGAGATAACGGTGATGCATGGGCAGCAGCACGTTTAGGCGATACTGCTGATACTGGTGATGCAGGAACGGGTAGTCATTTTGATACTAACTCGGCAGGAACAGATAAGATTGAAACTGGCTCTGGCACAGTGTTCATCGGTAAATAAGGTATAAATAACTGTATGACTATTAGAACCTATTCAGACAAAAGCGTAACTGACGAAAAGAGTCGTATTGTCTCTCGTCGTAAAGGTTACTCTGACTTAGACCTAAAATTACGATTGCATCCAACTCATGGCGATATTGTTCCGCTTAAAGATATCGATGCGGTTAAACAGTCAGTAAAGAATTTGATTCTTACGTCAAAGAAGGAACGATTGTTTCAACCTTGGTTAGGTTCTGGCGTACAGGATTTACTTTTTGAACCATCTACGGCTATCACTCGTACGCTTTTGCGACGTGCGATTATTGATGTGGTTAATCGTTATGAACCACGTGTTAAAATGAACGAAGTTATCGTTGAAGATCGTTCAGATATCAATGCGTATAACATTACATTAAACTTTACGATTATTAACCTAGTTCAAGAAGTTGACGTACAATTTTACTTAGAGCGAGTACGATAAATGGCAAATCAGCTACAAGCAAC